TCAGGACAAATATCTAATCTAGGCGGTAGTGTTGAAATAAACACAGCGTCAGCAACAATTACAGTACAAGGTACTGCTTTTTCAGGCACAGTTACACCATCAGGTCATACTACAATTACTTTACTACCAGACAGCTCAGGTGATGTAGGACAAGTTACAGTAGCAAACGAAGCAGGTGCAACGACAATAACAGCTGCATATACATCGGTTACTGTTCTTTCAGATAGTTTAGCGCCTACACCTCCTTCACCTTTAAATCAAACTCAAATAAAAGACTTATTTGATTTAGATACAAATGAAGAAATCATAGAAGAAAATTTTGAAGATCAAAAAGATAGAAAAGAAGCAACAAAAAAATTAGATAACTTTGATAAACAAGAAGATATAAAAATAGATACAATTGAAATACAAGAACAAAATTTTGATGTAGAAGTTACCGAAGAAGTTGCTGGTAATTTAGAACAAGAAATAATGACAGAGGAACTTACTATTGTTGAAACAGCACCTATTGAAGATTTAAAAATTGTAGAAGATATAAAAGTAGAAGAAAAAGTTAAAGTAGAAACAACACCTGATAAAGTAACCGAAGATGTTATTACAGACGACACGGTAAATACAGAAATTGATACATCTTATTATGATCAATGGGATGAATACGCTTATGATGAAGAATACGGTTGGGTTGATGAAGACAATAAAGTATCTGTATGGGATGCTTCAGGTGAAGTAAAAATGGATTACGAAGATAGTAAAAAAATGTATGCTGAAATGGATCAAGCATACTATGACGCTATAGGTTGTGAGGGTGATTGTAATTGGGAAACTATTGATTGGGATAATATTAATTGGGATGAGGTTGATTGGGAAGAGTATGATAAAAAAGTTGCAAAAACAATGGAGAGTTTTGGTTTAGAGGCATACAACTATGATGACCTAGATGTAACAGATGATGTATTTGAAGATGTTGAGGAAAATACTGCTTTAGTAGAAGAAGATAACTACGAAGATATAGATTGGGATAATTACAATTATTATGAAGATGAAGATGGTCCTTTTTTAATTACAGGTGAAGAAGACTGGTGTAAAGACGCCAGTTGGTGTGACGCTGAATACGTTGAGAATAGTAATAAATGGGCACAAGCAGATTGGGATTTAAATACAAAATACGACAAATGGAATTCAGAAAGTAAAGCACTATTTGAAGAGGTACACTTATCTTGGTATGATATGGATATGAAAGAGGCACCTAAACCTTGGACTATACCAGCATTAAAAGACAAGTATATCAAAGACTGGACATGGGACGATTGGGATATATGGTGGAAAGAATTTGATGAATGGTATTATTCAGACTATTACGATAACTGGGAATCTACTTATGAAGAAATATCATTAGAGGAAGAATATGCTTTTGAAGATGATTTACTAACAGCCGAAGAATGGGAAATAGAATGGTTAGCAACTATTACATTTGAAGCAGATTGTACATACTTTGGTTACTATTGGGATGCTGCTAATCAATCTTGTGGTTTTACATGGGTAGATAACAGCGAAGTTAATATTAAAGTTAAATCAAGTGGTGAAAAAATTAACTACGAAACTGGTGAGATAACACAAACAATAACCACAACAACAGATGGTGTATCTGATTCTGTTACTAGAACAGGTAGATATTCTACGTTAAACAATACAGCAGATGTTAATGTAAGCACAGGTAGTAACAATTGGCATGAATATACAAGAACACACGAAGGACATACTTTTCACATACACACAGGTGGTAGTGGTGTTAATAGTGGTAATGACGCTATACAAAAATTTGATATGATGGTTATACAAGAACAAGAAACTCAATCAGTAATTGCTGGTTCTAATGGTGCCACAATTACTATCATACAAACTGACTAAATAATTTTATGAATAAATTTACTTCCACATGGGCAGTGGTTGTAAGTGTGATTATATTATTAGCATTAAAAGTATATAATCCCTTACCTCTACAAACTCTACAACTAAAAACATTTGATTTATATCAAAAGTTTGGTAACAATTATCTATCAAAAAGTTTAGTCTTGGTAGATATATCAGACACATCACTAAACTTATATGGTCAATGGCCGTGGAAGAGAGATCAATTAGGTCGTGCTGTTATTAAAGCATATCAAAACGGTGCCGCTTTAGTTTTCTTAAATGTAGTTTTTGTACATAAAGATAGATTAGGTGGTGATGAAATGTTTTTAAAAATGATCTCAAAGTATCCTGTTATCTTAACAGAAACTAAAGACGCAAAAAATTTAATCAGTATAAAAAGAAAAGTATTAGGTGTAGGTAATGTAGATGTACCTATTGATGTTGATGGTACTATTAGAAAGTTACCTTTAGAAAATTCTGTACCTGAAACAATATTAAAAATTATAAAATTTAAAATACCTAAACAAGATGATATATGGATAGATTTTAGACATCAAATACCTAGAATAGATCACGCAGATTTAGATTGGTCATCTGTAAAAGGTAAGATTGTATTCATAGGTGCTACATTTACAGGTTCAACATTTGTATTAACACCTAACGGTTTAAAAAATCCACACGATATAATGGCAATGTCAACTGAAACTTTACTATCAGGTAAATATATAACAAGACCTGATTGGTTGCCTACATTAGAATGGATAGGATTTATATTAGGTCTACTTGCATTTGTATTGATTATACCTAGAGTAGGTTTACTATGGTCAGCAGTATTACTAATTGGTGCATATGCTGATATTGCTATAGGTTCTGTTTATCTATGGCATAGTAAAATGATAATTACAGACTGGTCTTATATTGCAATTGCAATGACTATTGTATGGACACATTTAATATATAATAACTTTGCAAGAGAGAATAGATTAAAACTACAAATTAAAAAACAGTTTGAACATTACCTAGAACCTAAAATGATTAAGAAGTTGCAAAAGAATCCTGACTTATTAAAACTAGGTGGTGAAACAAAAGAATTAACATTTTTATTTTCAGACATTAGAGGGTTTACTCCTATTTCAGAAAAGTATCAAAAAGATCCACAAGGTCTGACAATAGTTATCAATAAGTTTCTAACACCAATGACAGATATAATAATGAAGAATGGTGGTACTATTGATAAGTATATGGGAGACTGTATAATGGCATTTTGGAATGCGCCAATTGACACAGCAAATCACAAAGAATTAGCAATTAATTCGGCACTAGAAATGATAGATAAACTAAAAGAGTTAAATAATAGTAACGGTTTTGGTAAAGGTAATAAACTAAATATAGGTATAGGTATTAATTCAGGAAAGGCCGTAGTTGGTAATATGGGATCTGAACAAAGATTTGATTATTCTGTTTTAGGTGACGCTGTTAATCTTGCAAGTAGATTAGAAGGTGTATCTAAAAATTATGACGCAACGTTAGTTGTCGGCCACGATACCTACAAAGATGTATCTACAAAATACAATTTCAAAAAATTAGATGATGTTCAGGTGAAAGGTAAATCAAACAAAGTAGCAATCTATACAGTACAGGAGGGTTATGACGCTAATCCAGAAAAGAAAACTACGAATACTAATCAAAAGGACAATACGAAATGAAAAAAAACAAAAACTTTACCTACTCAATTTACACTGGCTCAAAATTAAAAAACAAAAAGAACGAAGGCGTAGAAGAACATTTTTAAAATTGTGGCGTATGAAACAATTACAATTTTTAAAAGCGTCATTTAAAGCCGCTTAGACATAAATATAGCAATTATACAAACGGATTAAAAATGGATTACGGAACAATAAATTTAATTTTAATATTTGGCCTTTTATTATGGTATAATTGGTCTATATACAAATGGATTGATAGAGCATTTTAATGGCAGATTTAAACAAGTTAGCAACTGATTTACAAGTACTTAAAAACGAAGTAGAACAGGTTTCTAGCGTGAATACAAAACTTGATAATGCTATAGATAAACTAACAGATATATCTGGTAGTATCAAATCTATGCTAGCAGTCCATGAAGAAAAACTATCAAAACAAGAGGAAATAGATAAAGCAATATTCAACCTAATAGAGAATCGTAGGATTGAATTTGATACGAATTACAAAGAATTACACGCAAGAATCAACAAGATTCACAAAGAATTGACAGACGAAATAGAGATGTCAGAAAAGCGTTTAATGTGTGAAATTAAGTCTTTAAACTCAAATTTAGACGGTAGGATAGGCGTTTTTGAGAAATATAGATATATCATCATAGGGATTGCAATCATACTAGGATTGTCTATGCCTCAATTCATGTCACTATTAAAAATACTTTAATAGGACCTTGACAAAAACGACTATATAGTATATACTTTTATTATGAGTGGTTACATTGATTTAAATTATATTAGTAAGATACAGCCTAGACTACAACAATTCAAAAAGAAAAGAGATTACCTTTTCAACTTTCGTTGTCCAGTCTGTGGTGATTCTAAAAAGTCTAAAACAAAAGCAAGAGCATATCTGTATAGAGTTAAGAACGATATGTTTTTCAAATGCCATAATTGTAGTGCAAGCCACAACTTGGCAAATCTTATCAAGTTAGTTGATAGACCTTTATACGATCAATATATTTTAGAAAGATATAAAGGTAGCAAACCTGCAAGTGAAGAAAGTTTATTTGAAAGGTTTAAAACTAATACAAAAGATAAGTTAAAAAATTCTACACCTCTACAAGGCCTTACTGCCTTTAGTACTTTAGATGATGAACATCCTGCAAAGCAATATCTTCTCAACCGAAAGTTGCCTACGGATTACTTTGATAGATTATACTATTGCGACAAGTTCCAGAACTTTGTTAATAAGTTACGACCAGGGACTTTCAGTAGTCTAAATAAAAAGTACGAACATCCTAGATTAATTATACCTTTCTATGATGTTGATAATAATGTTTTTGCAATTCAAGGTAGAGCATTTGGTAAAGAACAACCAAAGTATCTAACAATTAAATTACAGGAGAATAAACAAAAAATTTTTGGGCTAGAACGAGTCAATCTTCATAAGCGATTGTATATTGTTGAAGGTCCTTTAGATAGTTTGTTCCTTGATAATTGTCTTGCGGCTGGTGGTGCAGATTTGCAACTGCCTGCTACAAACAAAGATGTAGTTTTTATATTTGATAATGAACCACGTAATAAAGAAATTATAGATAGAATGTACAAACTGATTGATAAAGAATATATGATAGTAATATGGCCAGAAGGAACAAAAGAAAAAGATATAAACGAAATGATAATTAAAGGCAAGACAAAAGAAGAACTACAAAAAATAATCACCGACAATACCTATTCAGGTCTGTCAGCAATCACACAATTAAATTCATACAAACGTTGTTAAGGGGGAAAAATGGTAACGGGAAACGAGTCGATAAACGTCAAAAAAAGAAACGATAGAGGAACAGAACCTCTTAACATTGAAAAGATACATGAAATGGTTGAGTATGCTTGTGAAGACATAACAGGAGTTTCATCATCACAAGTAGAGATGAAAAGTGGATTACAATTTTACGATGGTATATCTACAGATGAAATACAACAGATTTTAGTAAAGTCAGCTGCAGACTTAATAGATTTAAATAATCCTAATTACACATATGTAGCAAGTAGATTACTTTTATACTCATTGAGAAAACAAGTTATAGGCAAACTATGGGACCATCCACACTTTTATGACCATGTAAAGAAGGTTGTAGATTTAGGACTATATGATAGTGAGATATTTACAAATTATCAAAGAAAGGACTTTGATAGAATGGAGAACTGGATAAGTCATAATAGAGATTATGATTTTACTTATGCAGGACTCCGACAAGTTATTGACAAATACCTTGTACAAGATAGAAGTACAAATGTGGTATATGAATCACCACAGTTTATGTACATGATGATTGCGGCTACACTATTTGCAAAGTATCCAAAAGAAAGGAGAATGTCATATGTTAAAAAATATTATGACGCTATATCAACTTTTAAGATTAACATTCCGACGCCTGTTATGGCTGGTGTCCGTACCCCTCTTAAGCAGTATGCTTCTTGTGTGCTTGTTGATATTGACGATACTCTACCTAGTATCTTTAGTAGTGACATGGCTATTGGGCGTTATGTTGCCCAAAGGGCTGGGATCGGAATTAACGCAGGAAGGATCCGAGGTATCAACTCACGTATTAGAGGCGGTGAGGTACAACATACGGGTGTTATACCTTTTCTCAAAAAATTTGAGGCTACTGTTAAGTGCTGTACGCAAAACGGAGTTAGAGGCGGATCAGCAACAGTACACTTCCCAATTTGGCACCAAGAAATAGAAGACATCATTGTTCTTAAAAACAATAAAGGTAGTGAAGATAATAGAGTTAGAAAATTAGATTACTCAATACAATTATCAAAACTATTCTATGAAAGATTTATTAACAATGAAGATATAACTTTGTTCTCACCACATGAAGTGCCAGAGTTATATGACGCTTGGGGATCAGATTCGTTTGATGAACTTTACGAAAAGGCAGAAAGAAAATTGTCTGTAAGTAAAACTAAAATCAACGCACAAGAATTATTTTTTGACATCTTAAAAGAAAGAGCAGAAACAGGTCGTATCTATATAATGAATATTGACCATTGTAACACTCACTCATCTTTTAAAGATAAGGTTACAATGAGTAACCTATGTCAGGAAATAACTTTACCAACCACTCCAATACAACACATTGATGGTGAGGGTGAAATTGCTTTATGTATTTTATCTGCCATCAATGTGGGTAAAATAAACAAACGTGATGAACTAGAACCTTTATGTGATTTAGTAGTAAGAGCTTTAGATGAAATAATAGATCATCAAAAGTATCCTATAGACGCTGCTGAAAAATCTACAAAGGCACGTAGAAGTTTAGGTATTGGTTACATTGGTCTTGCTCACTACCTTGCAAAGAAAGGTTACAAGTACGATCAGAAACTTGCATGGCGACAAGTAGATAAATTAACAGAAGCATTTCAATTTTATCTATTAAGTGCTAGTAATACACTTGCAAAAGAAAAAGGTCCTTGTTCAGCATTTAAATCTACAAAGTATTCTGATGGTATTTTACCTATTGATACATACAAAAAGGAAGTTGATGAACTTGTAAAAAGAGATTTTGCTTACGATTGGGAATGGTTAAGAAAAGAAATTAAAGAACATGGTTTAAGACATAGTACATTGTCAGCACAAATGCCTAGTGAATCTTCTAGTGTAGTTTCTAATGCGACAAATGGTATTGAACCACCTAGAGATTATTTGTCTGTTAAAAAGTCTAAAAAAGGCCCATTAAAACAGATAGTACCAGAGTATAATAAATTAAAAAACTTTTACACACTACTTTGGGAGATGAAAGGGAATGAAGGATATATAAATATCGTTGCAGTAATGCAAAAATATTTTGATCAGGCAATAAGTGGTAACTGGTCATACAATCCTGAAGATTATACTGATGGTCAAGTACCAGTATCAGTAATGGCACAAGATTTATTGACAACATATAAACTAGGTTGGAAGACTTCATATTATCAAAACACATATGATAGTAAGAAAGATGAAGACGAACCTAGTCATCCTATCGGTTGGCAAGATAATGTGCCAGAAACAAACAAAGAGGAAGATCCAGAAAACTGTGATTCTTGTACAATTTAATGAAAACTGTATTTAATAAAAACAAAAATTTAGACGTTAAGAAACAACCATTGTTTTTTGGTGAGGACCTTGCAGTACAAAGATATGATACATTTAAGTATCCTATATTTGATAGATTGGCTCAACAACAGTTAGGTTTCTTCTGGCGACCTGAAGAAGTATCTTTACAAAAAGATAGAAACGATTACGCTCAATTATCAGAATCACAAAAGTTTATCTTTACATCTAATCTAAAATATCAGACTATGTTAGATTCTGTACAAGGTAGAGGTCCATGTTTAGCATTTCTACCATTTGTAACTAATCCTGAATTAGAAGGTGCCATAGTTGCATGGGACTTTATGGAAACTATTCATAGTAGAAGTTACACATACATAATTAAAAACTTATATTCAGATCCTAGTGAAGTATTTGATACTATTATTGAAGATAAGAAGATTGAAGAAAGATCAAAAGCAGTTACAGAAGCATACGATAAATTAATTAGCTTAGGTTACAAATGGCACAACGATCCTAAATCAGTTGATATATACGAACTAAAGAAAGCACTATGGCTTGCGTTAGTAACTGTTAATGTATTAGAAGGTTTAAGATTTTACGTATCATTTGCTTGTTCATTTGCGTTTGGCGAACTTAAACTTATGGAAGGTTCTGCTAAAATATTATCGTTGATTGCTAGAGATGAATCACAACACCTTGCAATGTCACAGCAGATTATCAAAGCATATCTTACAAAAGAGAATGATAAGGTAATGAATAAGGTTATTAAAGATACTAATAAAGAAATATATAAAATCTATGATGACGCAGTACAACAAGAAAAAGATTGGGCAAGTTATCTATTTTCTAAAGGTTCAATGATCGGCCTTTCAGAAAAACTATTACATCAATATATTGAATATATAGCAAATAGAAGAATGAGAGTGATTGGTTTAGAACAAAAGTATGAACAATCATCTTCTAATAATCCATTACCATGGACTCAACATTGGTTTAATAGTCGTTCTTTACAAAACGCACCACAAGAAACTGAAATAGAAAGTTATGTTATTGGTGGTGTTAAACAAGACGTTAAAAAAGATCAATTTAAAACTTTCAAACTATAATGGCTGAAGACGAAAACGATAACAAAATACAAATAAGTTGCAAGAATTGTGATGTGTCTTATTGGGTAAAATGGACAGACGAAGACGCTGAACCTACTACTTGTCCTTTCTGTGGTGCTGATACTTCTATTGAAGAAGAGGATGCAATATTTGAGAATGAAGAAGAACAAGACGATTGGAATTGATTATAGTTTAAGTAGTCCTGCTATATGTGTATGTAGAGGCAAATTTAAATTTGAAAACTGTAAGATTTACTATCTTACAAATGTTAAGAAATATGAAGGCAAATTTTATAATGGACAGATAGATGGCAGATTACATTTACCCTATACCTCCGAACAACAACGACACGATCAGATTTCCGAGTGGGCGCTTTCTGTTATTGGTACTGCTATTGGTAATATTTTTATAGAAGGTTACTCATTTGGATCAAAAGGACTTGTATTCAACCTAGCAGAGAATATGGGTACTCTCAAACATAAACTATATGTGCTCAATAAAAGATTTCAATCTATAGTACCAGGTCAGATAAAAAAGAATGCTACTGGTAAAGGTAATGCAGACAAGCTAAAGATGTATGAGCAGTTTGTAAAAGACACAAAGATAGATTTAGTAAAGGAGTTTGATCAAACTAAACTCAATAATCCAGTAACCGACATTGTAGATTCATATTATATCGCAAAATATGGTGCGAATCTATAGATGTTCTCGTTTTGTTCTCATATAAAATCCTAAAAACCTAGTAAAATCAACGTTTTTTGTGCTTGACAATTCCGTAATTTTATGTTAGATTATGTGTATATTATGAAAAAAGACGATATACAAAACATTACAAACCTTAAATTTACAGATCAATATTTTAAATCATTTAACGTTGTTTACAAAAGAGAGTATTTTTCAGATGAAGATACTGAATGGTTTTTTTTAGGTTATTCTATTTACAAAAATGTACCTATTGAGAAAATAAAATATTACAGAAAACAATTATTAAATATCAAAAAGTGGGCAGATAAACAATACAAAGAAGACGCTACTAATTTTACAGGTACAACTGCTATTGAGATTATTTATCCAGACGAATACTATCAAACATATGAAGATGTATTTGGTGATAGTGCTAAAGGTGACCTATCTTTATTTAATGACTATGGCCAGTTATACAAAAGACAAGGGTTTAGAAAAGACTTTGATCCTGACTTAACACAAAATTACAAAACAAAAAGAAATTACATATATCAATTAAACTAAAGGAGACATTATGCAAATAAAACTAGGCGATACAATAAGAGATGAAAGAGGAAGAGAAGGAGTAATAACCAATATAGGTATTGCTACTGATCCAAATGACGTTGCTGCTGAATTAGGAGTTAATGCAAAAGAATATGATACTGATTTAAATTATACTGGTGCAATTACTTTTGGTGATAACTGGTGCTATTTTACAGACATTAAAGAAGTTATTAAAAAGAATGAGTATGTTGAAGACACAGCATGGATGAGAGAAGATTCAGATGTTGATGTTGCAATTAATTTAGAAAACGAAAGTAAATTAGGAAAATAATGAACGGATACTTTGCTATTCAATTAGATAAACAAAGTCAGAATGTAGTAAGTAAAAATGCTACAATGCCTGTTATGGTATCAGATCATATAACACTTGCTTACAAACCTGTAAAAAAAGTTTATGACAAATACTCAAAACTTGTTAATAAAAAAGTAGGTGCTTTAATCAAAGGTTACAGATCAAATAAAAATATTGACGCATTATGGGTTGGTGATATGTTTCTGATGAATGATAAAAAAATTAAAAGACATGATAAAGGCGCTGCTCATATAACACTTTCACATAAGAAAGGTTATAAACAAGGTGACGCAAATACTATGTTTACAAAACCAGATGTTAAAGAATATAAAGCAGGTTATGTTGAAGGTAAAATTAAATATTTTAATTATGATAAGGAGTGATAATGAGTGAAATAATAAAAGACATGTTAAAAGTAAAACCTATGGATTTAAACATTAATGGTATGACTAATATACCAGATGTCATTAATATGATAGTAGATACAATTGATAATAAAGACAATGAGTCTGCTGTTGATTATGTGAATCAATTAGGCGATTATTTAAAAGTAAGAGATCAAAATGTGCTACAAATGATTGCTACAGGTAATAAAATACTAGATAAACTTGAAAAAAATGAGGGCTTGACAGACTCTAAAAATGATGTTATGCTAGTGACTGGATTATATGACAAGAAAAAAATCAACTAAAGATAAATGGTTAAAGATTAATAGAGAGTCGTTTACTAGAACTCTCAAAGGATTTGAAAGACCTAACTATACATTAGATATAAATGGTCTACCGAGAAATTCTATACCTACAGGTGATAGAATACCTGGTGCATGTACTAAA